TGAATATAATCTTTATGAAGATGAAGAATTGATTGTCTCAGAACAAGAATTTAATTTTTATCAAGCAAAATTAGTCAATGGTGTTTTTATTGAAAACTTAACACCAGAAGAAATTGAAGCGATTGAAAATGCAAAGATACCAACACAAATAAGTATAATGGATTTTCGTATACAATTAATAAAAATTGGCATAGAAATCCAGGATATTATTAATACAATTAATGCTACCGATGTTTTAAGCGAAACAGAAAAGAAAATTATATTAATTAAATTAGAGTTTGCCTCTGTTATAGATAGGACAGACGCAGAATTTATACAAATTGCAGAGTTAATGAATATTACACCAAACCAAATAAAAAAAATTTTTAACAATGTGGCTTAAATATTTTATTAATGAAATTCAGATGTTTCTTACAGGTGCTTTAGGTATCATGTTAAGATACGCATACATGAGGCGAAAAGAAGAGGCATTATCAAAAGTCAGAGTATGGACATACTTTTTTATTTCGTTTGGCGTTTTGGTGCTTTTAATCATTTATTTAAGCGATAAAAAAGAATTGTTTGGATTGGATTTGCAGGATACAACAAAGATGATTATTTCAGCAATTGGATCGCTATTTTCAGAAAGATTTTTTACTTTTTTGATGGACAAAGACGAAGATATTTTTAATAAAATTTTAAAAAAATATTTCGGAAATGAGAGTAAATGACATATTACAACTCATTATAATTGTGCTGCATGCAGTTATAATTGTCATGCGAGTTTACGAAAGTGATAATAAAACTTTTAAAGACTTCTTTTCTACTTTTGTACAAACGACTTTAATTTTTCTTTTTATAAGGGAGTTGGGAACTGATGCGTTAATGTATAAAAGTTGGTATTGGTTCGCGTTTGATTTTCTTTTAGCATTTTATTTTCTTTTGCGATTAAACCATTTTAAATTTATTAATAGGATTAATGAAAAAAAAATGCCTTTTTCGTGATGTCTACATTTTGTAGAAATTTAAAAACTTATTAACACTATGATAATAACACAAGATGCAATTGATTTAATGCACCGGTACGAGGGTTTGAGATTAGATGCTTATTTATGTCCAGCAAACGTATGGACAATTGGGTACGGCAATACCTTTTATGAGAATGGCGCTAAAGTAAAACAAGGTGACAAAATTACAAAGCAAAGGGCAAACGAACTATTTAATAATATTGTTGAGCAAAGATTTGCCACGCCTTTAAGAACTTTGTTAAAAGCTAAAATAAATAACAATCAGTTTAGTGCTTTAGTTTGTTTGGCTTATAATATAGGTATTGGTGCAGTTGGAAAATCCACGCTTTTAAGATTAGTAAATGCAAACCCAAACGACACAAATATAAGAGCGCAATTTATGCGTTGGAATAGAGCTGGTGGAAAAGTGTTACGAGGTTTGACGTTAAGACGTGAAGCAGAAGCAAACTTATATTTTAAACCATGATTTTCAAAGTATATTTTGAAGTGTACGGCAAAAAACTAATGAAAAGAGTTAATGCCGAAAACGTTGCTGAGGCAAAAGCAAAAGTTTTTAAGGACATTATATTTTACAAAATACAACAAGAAGATAACATAGTGAACACAATTTTTAAAATGTTTAGCAAATAAATTTATTATATGATAACATCAAAAGGACTAATTGCAATAGAGTATTTGACAAAATATCCTAAACACACCACAAGCGGTATAGCAAGGCTAATGCATAACGACTACCCGAGCGAGTTTACAAGTTTTGAAAAGGCAAGGGATATAGTACGAACGCATAGAGACGAAAAAAAAGGCAAAAAAACAAAAACAGATAACACTAATTTTAAACGCACACCAATGGAAAAAAAACAAGCACTAAACAGATATTTAAAGTCAGATTATAAAGAGTTGAAGCCTTTTATTTTGCCTAAAAAAAACAACAATATTTTATTTTTAAGTGATATTCATTTGCCATATCATGATATGAATGCAGTTGATTTGGCAATCAAATACGGCAAAGAAAACAAAGTCAATACGGTTTATTTAAATGGGGATATTTTAGACTTTTATCAGTTATCAAGGTTTACAAAAGATAGACGATTGAGGGACTTTGCAAGTGAAATAGAAATGGGGCGTGATTTTTTAGACTATCTTAAAAAGGAATTGAAAGCAGATATTTTTTATAAGATTGGCAATCATGAGGACAGATACGAAAACTATATAAAACAAAATGCACCCGAATTATTAGGCGTTGGTGATTTTGATTTTGCGAGTATTTTAAGACTTAAAGAAAAAAATATCCAACTTATAGACGGCAAACAAATGGCTTATGCCGGCAAACTCGCAATGCTACATGGACATGAGTTTGGTCATAGTGTTTTTAGTCCTGTAAATCCCGCTCGAGGCTTATATATGCGATCAAAAGAAAGTAGCATCATAGGTCATCACCATCAAAGTAGTGAACATTCTGAAAAGTCTTTAAGCGGTGTAGTAGTAACGGCATGGTCTGTTGGTTGTTTGTGTGGATTAAAACCAGATTACTATCCTTTTAATAAGTGGAACCATGGCTTCGCACACATTACAACCGACAACAATGGCAATTATAAAGTAAAAAATATTAGAATAATTGAAAACGCAATTGTATAAGGATATTATCAATAAAATGTTTGAAATATCAAAGCATGATATTACTTTTAATGATGTTTTGAAACGAAAAGACAATTGGTTTCAACAATACACAATGACTGCAGACCAACAAAGCGAGTGGATAGAATGGAGCGAAAACTATTTAAGAAAAAAAACAAATATGTCTAAATATGCGATTAACATAACTATGCAATGGTTGATTTTAGATGTTAGTTTGTTAGTTGTTGATTAATAATTTAAACCAAAACACACAAAAGCAGTTAAAAATATTAATTAATTGCTTTTTTGATTTGTAAATTATTTGTAAATGTATTATTTTTGTGGGGTAAATTTAACGTTCCGATTATTTGCGTTCGGTGGGGATTTAAACCACTGAACTTCATTTGAAAAACAAAACTTTAATAATATGCAGAACGATAATTTGAAACACAAAAACCCCACTGACGCAAATAATGTGTTAGCAGCAGCCTTTTCTTTTAATGAAGCGGTTGTATGGGATAGTCATTTTGGCTATGAGATTGGATATTTTTTAGGTGAAGGACACGTTTACGAAACATACTTAATTGATGTAAGGACTGGCGTTGTTCACGAACCTACTTGCTATCCAAAGTCGGAAATTCATAAATACTCAAACGAGTTGATTGACAAACTCACTAAAAAATATGGTTATGAAAAACGTTTCAGCGATGTCTTTTAAGGTTGCAGCTAACGTTTGCGTGTATGGGAAGTTTAAATAGCAGGTAACGTTTGGCAGATAGGCGATGTGGCGGATTTTGAAAACGAAACGCTCAAATTATTACTAAACTTAAATTGAAATACAAATGTTGAATTTACCACCGAACCCCCAATTTTGCCAAACCGATGTTAGTGGCAGTACTTTTGTGAACGCTGACTGCTTTGATGTTTTTCCTTTTATTGAGGATAAATCAATTGATGCTATTATTTGCGATTTACCTTATGGAACTACTGCTTGTAAATGGGATGCAATATTACCATTTGATAAGATTTGGAATGAATACAAACGGGTTATAAAATCAAATGGAGCAATTATATTAATGTGCGGAGAACCTTTTACAAGCCAACTTATAAACTCAAATTTACCGATGTTTAAATATAAATGGATTTGGGATAAAAAATTTGCAGGTAACTTTGTAACAGCCAATAAAAGACCACTAAATACATTTGAGGAAATTGTGATTTTTTACAATAACCAACCAACCTACAACCCACAAAAAACGAAAAGAGATAAGCCAATTACAAGCGGTAAAAGATGCCACCCAAGAAACAGAACAGGAACAGAAGAAAATGTAACCTATGAAGCGGAAAAGAAAACTTATGATGATAAGCATCCAACCACAATAATAAGCATACCAAGACAAATAGGAAAAGGCACAAGCCACCCAACTGAAAAGCCAATTGAACTTATGGAATACCTTGTAAAAACCTACACAAATGAAAATGATATGGTATTGGATAACACAATGGGAAGCGGAACAACAAACCTTGCTTGTATCAAACTAAACCGAAAATCAATAGGAATAGAAAAGGAAAAACAATATTACGATGTCGCTGTTCGTAGGGCTTCGGAGTATTGCCACTAACGTTTTGCAGCCTTGCGTTAGTGCGGGCTTAAAATGCACTACACTTTGTTAAACCACAAAACTTTATAAATGGCACAGAACACCAATAAACCACTAAACCCCGCATTACGCAAGACTGCTGTTATAAGCAGTTGCGATTGTTTAGTAGGATTTCTTAGCGGAGAAAGAGTAAGCAAATCGGATATTGATTATGAGGTAAAACGCATATCTGATATACAACCTAAATTCAAAGAATACGGATTGTTAAATGGTGAGCCTTTATCTCCAAAACAGATAGTTGATAATAGGCGTGGATATTTAAGCCGATTTGCTTACTGCCCTTATTGTGGCGAAAAAGTCAATTGGAAGCAGGTTCTTAGCAATTGCATATAACGTTTCGCAGATAAGCGAAGGCAAAGATTTAGAAACGAAAATTTTAACTTAAAAACAGAATATAATATGAAAACGAAAACATCAATTTACCACAGAACCTTTGCTTTTGCTTATGTGCTGTTAGTAGCTGTTATTTTTTGCGGTTGCGATGATATGAATAGAGCAGAAGAACGCTCGAAAGTATTTAAAACAGCAGTAGAAGTTAATGGTTATCAAATATCAATAATAGAATTTGATAGTTGCCAATACTTAATATCGGGCGTTGGTTACTCACAAATGATGACACATAAAGGGAACTGTAAATTTTGTGCAGAACGTAGCAAAAAATAATTGCTACTAACTCGTAAATATACGCAACCCAATTTACAAATGAAAAACTACGTCAAACATAACAACGAGATTTACAGACTGAAAAGATTTTGCGAAAAGTCTTTGAGAATGCTATATTTCAAAAAAGTTGCTAAAACTAAAAACGGAAAATATACATACGTTTTTATTAACGGAAAAAGAGTTAATTTTGATGCTGTTATTGGATTGATTCCGCAAGCGAATGTTGAACAATTAAAACTTATAAAATGAAACAACCATTAATTTATTTATTTTTAGGCGGTGCAATTGTCTTTTTATTAATGCAAACTTGCAGACCTGAGCCAAAACAAGGCACGTTAATTTCTAAAGAAAAGGAAATCAAGCACGATACGATTAAAATAAGCGAGTTTAAAGACAGATTAATAACAAAACACGTTACACGTTGGCAAAAACAAAAGGATAGCTTACAAACGATTTTTGTAGATTTGCCATGTACTAAAAAAGATAGTGTTTATTCTCAAACTATCGAGCCTAAACAATTTCAATGGGCCACAAGTGATGACAATTTAATTGCAAACATAAAAGGCATTACTACTGGAGAAGTAAAACATATTGAATTAGACTATATAATTAAGCCAGAACGCTCGAAAAACTTTTCTTTGAGTGTTGGTATCGGTTCAGATTTAAACGCCACCACGCCTATATTAAAAGCGGGTGTAGGTTTTAAAAATATTGAAGTTGATTATTTGAGAATAAATAATGTTAATAATATAGTTGTAGGGTATAGATTTAAATTTTAAGAGTATGATAAATAAACATAACTTCCCTTATAAATGGACTTTAAAGGATGCGGTATTTACAAAAGACAAAGGTAAAGTTTTTAGTTGCTTTGCTTGTGGCGGTGGTTCAACTATGGGTTATAAATTGGCTGGATTTGATGTATTAGGATGCAATGAGATTGACCCTAAAATGATTGAAGCATACAAAGCTAACCATAATCCAAAATATGCTTATTTAGAGCCAATACAGACCTTTAAATTAAGGACTGATTTGCCTGATGAACTTTACAATTTAGATATTTTGGATGGTTCGCCACCTTGTAGCAGTTTTTCAATGGCTGGAAATCGTGAAAAAGATTGGGGTAAAGACAAAGTATTTAGAGAGGGACAAGCAATGCAGGTTTTAGATACTTTGTTTTTTGATTTTATTGATTTGGCTAAAAAGTTACAACCTAAAGTAGTAATTGCTGAAAATGTGAAAGGGTTAATTTTAGGTGATGCAAAGCAATATGTAAGACAAATTTATAGGGAATTAGATTTGGCTGGTTATTATGTGCAACATTGGTTGTTAGATGCTTCAAAAATGGGAGTGCCACAAAAAAGAGAAAGAGTGTTTTTTATTGCTTTGCGTAAAGATTTAGCTGAACCATTTTTGTATAATGCTGATATGTTTACAATAGTGCCAAAGTTGGAGTTGCAATTTAAAGAAGCTGAAATACCTTATAAAGAAATAGAGTGTGGTAATAATGCAGAACCAATGTACACCCCGCCACCAAGCTATGTTGATTTATATGATAAAGTTAAGGTAGGTGATAACTTTGGAACAGCACACCCAAAAGGACATTTCTTTGGTTGCTATAAAACAAACCCAAATGAAGTGTTAAAAACATTAACCCCACATGATAAAAGCCGAAGCGGTGCATTTCATTATGAACAATTAAGAACATTGACAAAAAGAGAAATTATGTTAGCATCAACTTTTCCATTAGATTATGAGCCAACACCATTAAATATAAGTTACGCATGTGGTATGAGTGTTCCGCCAGTAATGACTGCACAAATAGCAAAACAAGTATATGAACAATGGTTATCAAAAATCTAATTTTATTTAAAAAATAATCGTATATTTGCCCTGTGTTTAAAATGTTAAGCCCTCGATAGTCTACCAAAAGACATCGGGGGTTTTCTGTTAAATGTTAAAATTTTCTTAAAATTTATTATAATGTTATAATATTTAAAATAAAGGTGTATCTTTGTACTATAATTTTAAACACACAATATCATGAAAAAAATCTTAAAGCAGTTAGAAAATAGCATTTATGAAAAGATGCAAGAGGTTGTTTTAGAAAAGTTGAGCGACCACCCTGATGAGGAATATTGGGGAAGCGAAAATATCGAAACTGACACAGGTATCAGTTTTGATATTGACAAAATAAAAAGCGGTAGATTTTACGCTGATTATTTGGCTGAAAATATTGAAATAACAGGGTGTCCAAATATTAGTGAGTATTTAAACAACCAAAAAATAATTTACACAAATGAATAAAACAAACCACCAACAAGCGGGTAAAATATACAAACCCGCTTTTAAACCAAATAAAATTGATTTGTCGGTTTACAATTTGGCACACGATCCAAATTTTGAAAAGACGATTTTTGAAGTTAAATATAAATTTTGTAAAAATTAAATAAAATGAATACAATTTTTAACATTACATTATTTATAAATCCAAAAAATAAAATTTATAAAACATTTAAAAAACGTGGTTTTATAAAAGACAATTATAGCATTTCATTTAATTTATTTCGATGCCCCTTGATTGGGGAAAAAATAAACTTAATTCAATACTGTGATTTAAGCGAAGAAATTAAAACATTTCTTTCAAATAGAAATATACCTGTTGTTTTTGAAGTTGAAGATATAATTACGACAACTTTTAAAATTAAACACAAAATAAACGGAGTTGATGAATATACAAATTCTTGTTCTGTTTATTTAAAAGTAAATGAAATAGAAAAATATAATGTCTATGGGTATTAGTTATTACTTAACAACTGCATTAGATTTTAGCTTTACGAACCTTTAACAATTTTAACCATGATACTATCAATATTAATACTGATTTTCATAATAAAATCTTTGCGATTTTTTCGCAAGCAAGACAAAAAAGTAAACAAAATTTTTAAAACCAATTTAACATGAAACTAACTATTGAATTAATCAACGCTAAATGGCACGTTAACGAAAAGCCTTTTGAGAAAATGAGTTTTTCAGAGCGTGAAATTTTAGGCAAATTTATTGCCGAAATGCACAAAGATTTTATTAACCAAAACCCAAACAACTATGACTTGGGCGAAAAAATAAGAAAACAATGGGCAAAGTAGAAAAAGCCGAATTAATGGCTGAAGAGGTAAAAGTGGCACTGGTCCGCAAAGGAATGACACAACAGAAACTTGCAGAAATTTGTGGTATAAATCCGCAAACATTAAGCAACCATTTAACAGTTCGTCAAGTACCATTTGAGGGAACGTATGAAAAATATCTAAAAATAATTGATAAATATATTAAATTATAAAACTATAATTTGTATATTTGCAGTATTAATTTTAAACACAAAATAAAATGAGTTTACCAAGTATTAAAGACTTGTATCAAGATTTACAAGTTGTTCAAAAAAATGATGCGTTTTTAACGCTCATAAACCAACTACCAAAACCTGAATGGGTAAAAGAACACCCTTTTATTAGAGGTTATAAATATCTGCCTATTGAAAGGATTGAACACCTTTTAAAGACAATTTTTAAACAATACAAAATTGAAATTACTGGACAAGGCCAATCTTTTAATGGGGTTTGGGTAACTGTTAGAGTGCATTATTTGCACCCAATTAGCGGTGAATGGCAATTTCATGACGGCATAGGTGCGAGCCAATTGCAAACGGCAAAGGGTACAAGTCCCGCAGATTTGGCAAATATTAACAATGGTGCATTGTCTATGGCTTTTCCAAATGCAAAAAGCATAGCTATAAAAGACGCTTGCGACCATTTTGGCAAATTGTTTGGATCAGACTTAAATAGAAAAGATTTAATTTCTTATTCATTAGATTTGACTTTAATACCATTAGACCAAGACCACCCTAATTGGGCAAAAGTAGTGCAAGCCATAAAAGACAAAACAGCAACTTTAGACCAAGTTAAAACAAAGTACAATCTAACTGAAAGCGCAGAAAATGAATTATCAAAACTTTAAATGTCGAGCCAGCGCGAGCGGTAAGTTGATGACAAACCCACGCGCGAAATCTGAAACACTTTCAGAAACAACAAAAAGTTATTTAAAAGAATGGGCAACAGAACGCATATTTGGTGTAAGAAACGAAATTAAAAGCAAGTACACCGAGCGCGGACTGCAAGACGAAGATAAAGCAATTGACTTCGCTATTCAAGTTTTAGATATGCCTTTTGTTTTGAAAAATGAGCAAACTTTTGAAAATGATTTCTTTATTGGAACGCCTGATTTAATTGTTGGAGATACGGTGTATGATATTAAATGCAGTTGGAGCGCGTTTACTTTTCCTTATTTTGAAAAGGAAATACCAAATAGCGATTATTTTTACCAACTGCAAACATACATGGCTTTAACAGGATGCAGAAAAGCAGTTTTA